TTAGAATCAAAAGTAATATCAGTTACACTATCTCCTGCCCAGTATGTTGTGCTTGTACCGTATGTTTCGTCTAAGTTAATAGTAACAGTGTTATCTTCGTCTTCCATAAAATCACCAAGTGTTAGTGTAACTGTATTTTCATCTTTTGATTGCGTCATACAGTGCCGCTCCGCTAAAAAAGTTTTTATTTAGTATTGTGCGTTGTTTGTCTAAACTTACAAGATAGTCATTATAATTTTCCATATAATGACGAATCTTAGTAACAATTTCTCCGCGATACTTTCTATAACTGCTATAGTCCTCAGTCCATGCACTTGGATATAAAAACTCAGGAAGTGCCATTTCACTGTAACTTAGTCTATCTGGAACCATAGGAATAGCATTTACAAGAGCACCTTCGTACCAACTAATACCAAGTGTTTCTTGTAGGTTAGCAGAGAACACCATCTTTGCCTCTCCTAGCAAATTATGGTATTCATTCTTAGTAAGTGTTTGTTCTTGACATACTACAAACTCATATTCTGGTAGTTGTGTTTTTAAATCACGGAATATTTCAACTTGTTTCTCTGGAGCAATGCGATGCGGAAAGAGTATAAGATCTCGCTTGTCCATACCACTGTACGTAACAAGACTATCTTTAAGATACTCCATAGGCCAGCCAACACGTTTAATGCTAGTTTCTCCTGCGTGTGCTTCTTCAACCCAATCTTCAATATATGGATCATCTTCAAACAGTGTACGCATAAACATATCAATGTGGAAGTCTGTAGCAAAGAAATTGTCGTCAAATACATGAAACATACTTTTCTCTGCATAACGTACCCAAGGCTTGTCACCAATTAGTCTACCAAGGAAATCGTGAGGATCATAAGAACCAGCATGCCAAAGACCACCGACTCTAATGTGAACGCCCAGTAGTTCAGCCATGTAACGAAGCTGGATAACAGTCGGGTTCCAAGCGTCTGTATATAGGAAATAATCTCCATCTTTAATTTCTCCTTTACAAAACATTTCACCAATAGTTTCAAGTTGTTTAGACTTGTAAACATTAGTACCACCAAAGTTAAGAAATGCCCCAGGCGTAGTGGCCTGAGGCGTATCTCCTCCGCTAATAACAACGACTTCGTTATTTGTAGCATGACGCAGTTGCTTGGGCAAATGCTCCTTCCACTGCTTAGTGTAACGAGTGTCTACTGCTTCAATGTCTACAATATAAATGGTCATTTCTTAAAACGGTCCTTTCTTGGCTTAGGTGGTTTGCCAAATTTTAAATAATTTTGATAAGCTCTCCACTCCGAGCTTTTCATGTTATAAAGGTTTTTTTCATCCCAGCGGAATGAATAATTAAAACCGAGAGTCCATGCACTTGAGCAAAACTCTTTAAACTTCTCCAAATCGGTGAAAACCTTGTCGTATGCTTCACGATTGTATTTGATTGCCATTTGTTAATTCCTCTAATAGCACTAGTTTTTCGGATAAAAGATATTTGAACCATTTTCGCCGTCCTCGGCTACATCAATTTCAACAAAGCGGTTCGGATATTTTGCTGAAATCTCTCGCCATAAATCATCTGAAATCATTTCACAAGATTTATGATTAAGCTCTAGTACATCATCACTGTAAAGTTTTTCTAACCAACGCTTAAATTGAATGAATTCAATATCGCGATCGTTATGAAATACTTCAATGCGTACTTTAAAATGGAAAATATGACGATGTGGAACTCCAAGGAATGATACGTCATCCCAATCGCCTGTTGCTAGTTTAGGATCAGTGTCCGCACCAGGGTACATGTGTACACCTTCTTTACGAAAGGTTACCCAAATACTCTTTTTTGCTTTTGCATCTAACATTTGTCGGTTTTCTTCTCTTGTTTTACGTAGGATATAATCATAATATCGTTCTTGCATTGTGTATATAATACTTTCATTCTAGAGGTTTGTCAAGTGAATATTTAGACCAATCTGTAAATTTGGTAGAATCCATCAAATCATGAAGTCGATGACACCAAACACCAGGATTAGTCGCTTTAAAATCCTTATCATCAATCTTAATCATGGTGTTATAATTATATTGTTTGATGTAAGGAAGGGGAATACGGATTTGTGGAATAAAGTTCTCACATTCGATCATGCCGCTTTCAAGTAATGCTTCTGCGTGATCCATAGGAACATCGAGTGTTACAAGATATCCTTCATCTAAGAAAGGCATCATCATTGCTTCATAACGTTCCCAATTACCTGCGTCTTGCGGAAACTTAATGCCCGGATTAAAACTATGATTAGCACCAAAGAAGATATGTTTAATATTGCCTAGTTTTGCTCGAACAGTTTCTACGGTATGAATACCATCTACGAATAGTGTTTCCATACCATATGCCGGAGTATGTTCTACTTCGATACCTGTAAAGAAGCGTACATCTTCTGCTACACCTGTTTCATAATCTCTTTTCATTCTAAACCCAACTGTATAAGTTCCTCATTGATTCGATGCATTTCGTCTTTATACCAAAGTTTCATAGTTTTCATTCTACGAGCTTCATCTGTTACTGTCATATTATGATACTTGATTTCAAGCTCTTTGTCAATCTCTTTATGTTTCCGTTTTAATTCTTCATAATGTGCCAAAAGTTTATCTGCATCTGAATCATAATTGCTCATTCGAATAACTCCCCAAATTTAGTTTGTGCATTTACTGTTTTCTTTCCAGTAGCACCTCTTGTACCAATAATACTCATCCAAAAGCGACTATATTCTTCAACAAGTCTTAGTGCTTTTTCTCGGTCGTCTGTTGCAAATATTTCCTCCACAACATCTCGGAAAAATAACCTGTCAAAACGCTCTTCCACAAGCATTGCCGGAAATACTCCCTTGTCGTATTGTCTGTTTGCTTCTTGTACTGCATTGATGTGCATCCAAACGTTATGCCCCATCATGATAGCATATGAAAAACTATCCCATGAGGTCTTGCCCTCTTTGCCGATTTTGTTTAAATCTCCAGGGCCATATATACAAATATCCTTTGCTTGAAGTTCTGCTGTAATAGGACTATCCATAAACGAAGGATGTTTGCCTTCACGAACAAATGCTTGCCCAAATGGCGTAGTATCTTTAGCAAGTCCTTTGTCGTCGATGCTCGGAACCATTCGATACACCCATTTAGTTCTATCTTCAGTTTCGAGCTCACAATAAATTTGACCGTTTGCTGTTGCTAAGAATGGAGAAGCACAGTCAAATGTAATAGTAAAGTTTTCGTTGTGGTGTTTACGAACTGCACGTTGAATATCTGTAAGCAGTGTAGCCCACTCTAGTTTTGATGTACCTAGGAAGTGCATTACGTCATGAATGCCTTTTTCTAATAGTCCGTCAAAACGCAATGTAACAAGACGTTTAAGTGCAAGGTGTACATCGCACATATTCTGTCCACCCATTGCCCATCCGTTAAAATGATCATTTGGATATTTCTTAGGATCACAGTATTCTTTCATTCTGCCATACCAGTCATCAGCGTCTGCATGATTTTCACCTTGCAGTACGTTTAAGAATTTACAAGCACCGGTACGGTGTTTCATCCAGTAATCATTATTAATTTTAGTTGCATTAACAGCATCAATATATGTACTGATACCTGTTGCTTTTGCACCTTCTGGGCTACGTGCAACCCAGGCAGGAATATCAAGTATCATACCGTAGTCCATATAAGCATCCATCCAACGGAGAACACCATCTCTTTTCTTTTGTGCTTTTGGACAATTAGGATCTTTCCAGTCACCTTCCCAAACACCTTTACCAATCTGGAAGCCACCCGAGTCGCCAAGTAGCCAAGTGTTTGCTCTATCTCTGTTTCGCACCATATCTTCTTTAGGTGCAAACTTATTAACATCTAAGTCAGCGTGTCCAGCACTATACAAACTCCATTTGTATGTAAACTGTCCTTCCTGTGCATTTAGATAGTTTAGACTTTCAACCCCGTGTGTAAGGTTAGAAGGTATTCTGGACTTATCCACATATTCTTCATGACGTTGCTTACCTACATAGGTGGCATAAAAGCCACTTAGTGCGGGTAAAAAACGTGCATAGTCATTTTGTGTTGCGGTTAAGTCTATATTCAAATTATTCTCCTATTATCCAAAGGCTTTAATTGCTAAAAGTGGAACAAGCCAGGGGTAAACTAAATGTTCTATTAGTTCGTATATTACTAATGCTGTTAATAATATTGCCCATAGTTTACTTGTCTTTGCTTTTTTACTAACATATGTAAAAACTTTTGAATGTGCTTTTCCTATTTTGTCTATTAAGCCTGGCTTTTTATTTTTCACCATAAATCCTTTACTTACTTTGTGCTGGTAGGATGTAATCGTATGTTGCCATACCTGAGTTTACGCTAATCTTCATTGCACCTTGATCTGAGATGCTCATAGTAGCGTCACCGTCTAATCCTAGGATTGATTGTACCTGTGCTACAGGCCAACTCCAAGTGTGTGTTAATGTACCTTCAACACCTGCTTCAAACACAAACTCGCCTGCGTGTGTACTAGCATCACCAAATGCAAATACTAAGTTACCGTCTACAGTTTTTACATTAAATGTAGGTTCTTCGTTGTGTGCCGCACTCATAAGTTTCATACGACTAATAGCCGCCATGCTTGGCTGAAACTCAACTGCCCAACTTGCACCTTTGAACTTAACAGTCTTTAGTTTTTCTTCAATGATTGCTTTGTTCATAAAGCGATAATCATTCTGGAAGTCACCTGTGGCATTTTCAAAGTGAATATGTGTTGGAATAACTTCGCCGTTGCGTTCTGCTTCTACTACATCAATCTTCGCATTGTCTTTGTACTCAGGATTTTTTAAGTGTAATGCTAACTTATCTAAGTTAGGCATACCAAATGTGCCTTTAAACTCTGCTACTGGTGTTGCTGTTTCTGCTGATAAAATCACACTACGATCTTCAGCCATTGAGTCAATTTGTGTGCCTTCGTCATTAGATACTTTAACTAATGACAGGAAGCCTAGTGCATGGGTGTGTGCTACTACGTCTTGTAAGATATCTTTCATTTATTTTTCTCCATTGAATAAGTGTATTATATTGTCTTTGCCTCTGTTTGTCAAGAAGTTTTCTACTGAGTATTTAGGTTTCCAGCCGAGCCTCTTGATTATTTCTGTGTTTGCACAAGTAAATTCTCGTTCACCTGGGGTATTTAGGCGGACGGGTAAGTCTGGTGCAAGGTCTTGGATCTTTACAGGATTGCCTGTTCCAATGTCAATTGTCCCTGTTAGTTTAGGTTTTGTTATTAAAATCTTAATAGCATCAATAACATCAAACAGGTGAACAAAATCTCTATAATGTCTAGTAACATATTCTAGTTCGTTGTTTAACAACTTATTAAAAAACATGTTTTCTCTTGAACAGTTATCTGAATATACTGTGTGGAAACGCATACCTAATGTACTAGGATAACGCTCTGCTAGTTCTTCTAGTACATACTTAGACGCCGCATAAGGGTTCAAATCGGGCTCGTACGCACTTGAACTGCTTGCATACAATATACGTGTGTCAGGATAACGTTCAAATAATCTACGACTTGCTTCTATGTTGTTCATCCAATAACTTGCAGGATCTTTGATACTTTCACGCACTCCACTTCGTCCTGCTAAATGAATAATAAGATCAAAGTCTATGTTTGGAAATTCGCAAAATAGTAAATCGTTGCCGTCTACTTTATCTAATCCGTAAACTTCATTATCGTTGGATAGTTCGGCCATTAACTGTGTGCCAATATATCCTCTATGTCCGGTGATTAAAATTTTCATCCTGCTATTCCTTCGTCCTGTAGTATTTGTAAATACTCCCAAGTCTGTTTCCATCCTGTTACATGACGAGAATGATTTACTACTTGTGCTAACGGATAGTCATTGCCGCCTTCGTGCATTGCATCACCAAAAAACCAGAGCTCGTCTTTATTTAGATCAAAGTCTTTTACGATTTGACTTTTGTCCATACCTTTCATCGAAATATCAATGCCAGTTTCGCCGCCAACTTTTGCTTCAAGTAATGGAAATAAACTGTTAAACAATGAAGCAATTTTCTTTCGTTCGTCACGTTCTTCGTCCCATTTAACATATAACTTACGTTCGCCTAGTGTAGCATTTCGTCCTACAATACTAAAGTTTACCATGCCGGGGCGATGTTCAAAATGTAAGCCTGTGCGTAAAGGAAACTCACTTGTTGTAAGTTGCTCACTTAACCATTCGTGCGGCTTATCTTTTAGTCGCCATTCGTTTGTGTATAAATGTTTTTTGCTTTGCCAAACATCGTTGCCGTTACATTGGTAAACTGTATAACATAGATTATAAGTATCCTCGCCTACCTGTTCTACAGTCTTAGGCTTGTCACTACCAGTAACAAGGAACACTTGATTGCTACGACAAAACTCGTTAAAGTATTCTTTAAACTCTGTATCAATAACTCCCCTACTAGGTGTAAGTGTACCGTCTACATCAAATATAAATTTATTCACAGACCCGTTTCCTTAAATCGCTTGAGCTAAATCTGTGATCTCGTTTGTTAAAATACAAATCGATATCACGTTTGCGACAAATATCTTTACCTGTAAAATCTTTATCGCGGTATTCTTCTCCTAGTATACGTACATCAATGTTATACATACTAAGAATATCTTCTAAGTCACCTTCAGTAACATACGGAATAATTTCATCTACATAACTAACTGCTTTTAGTTGAGTATAACGCTCTACAACAGTCTGTATTGGCTTGTTCTTTTCGGGACGATCTAGTGTAGGATCAACTTGCAATCCACAAATTAGATAATCACATTGATCTTTAGCATCACGTAACATTTGTACGTGTCCTGCGTGTAGTAAATCAAATGCCGAACAAGTAAAACCTACAGTCATTTAGTACCTCTTGTGCCATCAAAAACACAAATAAAACGACAGCCTTCTTCTAATGCTTCTACTCTATGAAATACACCATCTTGGATAAGAACTGTATCGCCTTTATACACATTAAACTTTTCGTCGTCTAACTGCATAATACCTTTACCTTCAATAAAGATATAGACTTCTTCTTGTCCTTCGTGTTTATGACCAGTAGTTGCTTTAAGAGGAAATAAGTCCGTCGAGCTTACAACAAGATTGTTTAGTTCTGTATTGTCTTTAACAACATAGCGATCGTCTTTTTTAACAACTTCGCCACCAATGTCCCATGCTCCGTATTTCATTTTTCACCCCTTTTGTTTATTAGTAGTACGTTTATTTAGGTTTTGTTGCTTAACTTCTAACAATTCTTTAATATCTTGAAGTTGAAATAATACTTCTTCAATCATATCAAGGTCTCGTTTCTTCTCAGTGTCAAGTAAAACCTTTACTTCTATATTCATATTAGTCTCCAAAGTCAAACAAACTATTGAATGTTGTGTTCTGTTTAGTATCCTCTAAATCATAATTCAACACACCGATCAAGTTGTCTAACTTGTTATCAATAATAGTTTCTGCCATAGCCGCATCATCAAACGGAAGTTCTTTAAACCACTCTGGCAAACGTAGCTCGTCTGTTGGATAAGCAACACTTGTATAGCCTAGTGGATTTGCCTTTAGTTTACAAACAATAACTTTCATACCATCTACAATCTCTTGCGAGTATTTGTCACCGTTCATACGTTTTAGTGTATTCCAGTTAATACTTGCTCGAACGTGTCCGGGCATATTTGCTTTGCCTTGCTTTTGCTCAAGACGCTGATAGTGTCCAATCTTGTTTGCACGTTTAGGCGAACCTTTTTCCCAGCCTGGCATTTCTTGGAAGTCTTTACGGAACTGTGTAATACGTTCTAAGACTTCTTTTTCGCTTTTATCAGTAAGCACCATAAGCAATACTTCACTTAAGAATTCTTGCATGAATACAGGTGTATCTGAGCGTCTAAGGTCTAGACCCATAGCCTTGACCTTGCCTGGTTTACCGTCAACGTCTGTGCGGAAACCTTCGTTGTCAATTACCAATGCCGCATAACGCTTTTTGGTAATGTATAGTCCTGACTGTGCTACAATTTCACGACCAGCGGCAATTACTTCACTTCGTGTCTTTGGACAATGAAATGCTCGTGCCATAAAGTCAGCAAATGTAGTATTTGCTTGTTCACATACTTGATCGTAAAGTGTAATACACTTGTCAATATTCCATTCTAAATTACCTGATTCAATATCATCTTTTAGAACAGGATACGCACTAAAATAAACAGAGTCTGTATCACCGTAAATAACTGCTTTACCTACGTGATCATATTCTCCTGTAATAGTTTTGTTTACTTCAGCACTCATGTGCTTAACGATCTGTCTTCCTGTAAGTGTAGTAGATTGACCAATACGTTTATCGAAAAACCTACAGCCAGGATTAAGAATAGCACCATAAAGAGAGTTAAGATTAATTTTTTTAACAAGTTGTCGTTTATCCCAATATTCAATTTCAGCCTTAAGACCAGCATCTTTTGCTTTTTTAAGTTTCTTTTGTAATTCTTTACGTTCTGCATACCAACGCTTTAGGATACCTGGAATAACACCTTCAAATTCTGTAGTAAAGATTGTGCCGTTAGCACTAAGCATCCACGGCATATTACTATCAAAAATCAGTTGATAAATCTCTGCACCACTTAGCACATCTGAACGTCCATCTTCCCAGTCGACAGTCAGTGCAACGTCTCTGCGTTGCTCCATAACTGCTTCGTATTCTTCTGTGCCAAAGCGTCCTTCCCAACTACCTGCAAAACTTTTCTTTTTCAGCGTCATATCTTCGTGTATACGAGCGTCTGTTATCTCGGGACGGATTTGCCCTATGATAGTTTCCGGTGCCATGTTTAACGCACGAATCACAGATGGATATAGTGAGTTCAAGTCCATTGAGCCAATGTACTTGTGCAAGCCTTTTTTAGGAAATGCAACATACGCACCTGCGGCTTGTGTGTTCTCGTCGTCACGCTTTGCACGATTAGGAACACGCAAATCTCTATTGTGTGCTTCGTTAATAATGCCTTGCTCTGTAACTGCAACAGCACCCATTGTTGTTTGCAATAGTACAGTGTTCTCGTGTGCAATGCTATTGCTTAGATCAATAAAGCGTAGTTTCTTGTCTAGTTTGTCTAGTAGTGCAACGTCTTGCCTGTTATATTCAATGAACGTTTCAAAGTCGTTGTTATACAACTGATCAAGTGTACCTTCATAAACTGTTTTACGTTCACCTACTTCTAGTTCGCCGATGGCATCTAATCGATATGTATGGCGTTCTTCGTATGTGTACTTGCGGTATAATTCTAAACTGTCCAAATGCACACGACCTACAAAGTCATATGTTTCTGAAGTTTTACCAAACTTTTCATACTCACGTTTCTTAGGCAATTGGCCCCATAAACAAAAACGTCTTGTATCATCTGTACTGAGTACACGTTTAATTCTATTTACAGTGTACGGAACATCATAACCTTCTGAGTTCCAACCGCTTTGTACATCAGCATCTTCAATCAAGTCAAGGAATGTAAGCAACATTTGCTTTTCGCCTTCACCGTCATTTGGAAAAAGTATTACCTCGTCGCCCCAACGCTCTTTACACATTGCTTGTGCTTCTTCCATAGGCAATCCTTTGGGCGGAACAGCAAGAGTAATCAACGCACTGTCTAACCACTGCAAACATACAGTGATAGCAGTAATTGGCATAAACGGATCTTCAACTGGAGCAAATCCACGCTCTGGGTCAAAGTCCGTCTCAATATCCCAAAACGCAATGTTTAGTTTAGGCGAGTCTTGGTTGAGATAATTTTCTGATAAGCATTGGAAAATAGGATTGATGTCACTTTCAAAAAGAGTTTTGCCTTTGTTGATAGCAACTTCTTTGCGAAAGTCTTTTGTGTTTTTACAAACAACACGAGTCAGCGGATCGCCATATACGCTTTTGTATTTGCCTCGTGGATCTTCATAATAAAATGTGTATTTTGCTTGATATTCATGGAAATGTCTTTTTCCATCTTTACGCTCGACAACACGAATAATATCTTGGTCGCGGTCAAAGAATGCGTCTACGTAACTCAAATTTTTCTCCTTCGTTGCTTTATGGCCAACTTAACCTTCTACATGCCCCTAGGGCGAAATTACACCATGTGTATAATATCATTTATGTTGCCTGCTATTACATACCTCTTAGATCTGGTTTCTCTAACCTTGTGATCTACGAAACTAGGAAACATAACCAATGTGCCTCTTTTTACGTCTAAATCGATTTCTCTAACTGTATTAATCTCACCATTATTACGCCAGTGTTTTTGTACAAATGTTAAGGGCGAACCATTGTCTTCAACATCTAAATAGTAGACGAAACTGCTTCTGCTAATCCATGTATGATTATGTTCGTCTGCACTGTCGCCTTTTAAGTATTCTGCAAACCAGACTTCTGCATCAATGTCGTAATTTTCTGCTTCTTTGATAAAATCTGGTACTTCACCGTCGTTTCTTGGTTTAGCAAAATAACTAACATGAAATTGTGCAATTTGATGAATTAGATCACTTAAAACTTCTGGATGTTCTATGTGACTTTTCCAACTGCTTTTCCATCCTGTTACGTTGCTGAGCCTATCTTGTGTGCCTTGCTTCTTAAGATCTAAAAAGTAATCGATAATTTTTTTATCTTGTTCTTTTGTACGTGGTAGTACAGTATGTTTTATTGGTGCAGGATAGTCCATGTAAATGGTACTAACTGCTGGATGTCGAATAATGTTTTTATCCTTAAACGTTTCCATTTACCACCAACCTATTGCTACTCCAAAACCAAATACATTAACAAAACCAAAGTATGTTGTTAGCAACATCGGCCATGCAAGTTTACGTCTATAGTAAGCATACACTGCTGTCCAAGAACCTATAAAGAATCCTGGATACACATAACGCATATCGGGAGCATCTGCTGTAAGAGCAAGTGTTAAACTAGCACCTACAGTAAACACAAAACTTATAAGTTCAAATACAAATGCTACACTATCAGTTTGATAACTGTGTAGCCAAAAGTTTTTAATTTTGTTTATCACTTATCATAACCGAGTGTAGTGATAAGTGTTTCTAAGTCGTCAAACTCATCATAATGCCGGTCCCAATCTCTATTCTTAGCAACCTTAATTGCTTTGTTAATAAGACTAGGTTTAATATCCATTTCTTCAGCGATTGCCTTAACTGTATCTTTAAGACCGGCCTGTAAATCTTCTACTTCTTGTAGTACTGTTACACCTTCTCGAACGAGATTCTCTAGTTTTGCTTTTTCGTCAGCACCGTATACGCGGTCACCCATAGGTTCCTCCTGTTATTATTAAATTATATTATATGATATATTTAGATCAAAGTCAACTAAAATCTAGTCTTTTTTGGCAACTTTATTAGGTAAGCCTTTATGCTTGGTTGAAGCATAATCTTTGGCGTCTTTTTTAGACATTCCTTTAGCGGCTTTAGCGACTTCTTTAGATGCAGGCTTTTCGCCCTTCTTTGCGGCATGAACCATTCCCATGAATTTCTGCTGAGCTTTTGATTTTGCCTTTTCTGATACTTCGTGTTTTACACTTTCGGATCTAGTACGTTCTTCTTGTCCGCGAGCTTTTGATCTAATGTAGTCTGCTAGAGTAGTCATGCGATCAGCGGCATCGCCTGCTGGTGTTTTCTTTAATGGATTATCAAAAATACTAAATGTATTCTTAGTAAGTTGATTTGCTTTAAATTCAAGCATATCGGCAACTTTGTTCAATGGTGCATTATACCTGTTAAGCATGTCTACCATTTGTTGGGCTGCCTTGTCGTCGCCCATAACAAAGTCTTTAGTAAGGCCTTGCAGTAATTTTTCTACTACACCTATTCCGCCATCGTCGTAACGAGCTTCAAACTTTGCAACTGCTTGATTTAATTTATCTTCAATACTTTCTTTATACTTGTCTTTAGCAAGACCAGGCTTTTTCTTTGCCGTCATACGAGCATCTGAAACTTTGTTAACAGTGCCGTTTTTCTTTGGTTTTGCTACTGGTGCTTTTACATCCTTTACTGATGTTACTGTACCTTTTTTATCTGCCTCACCTAACTGTACTGACTCGAATTTCATTTCGTAATCTAAGTGATGGTAAACAGAACCAATGTAATCTGCTGATTTAGTAATTTTAGATTGTACCCAACCATCTAAGCCTTCACGCTCAGATACACCTTTTAGCATGTCGTGTAACTTAATAGCATATTTGGCAATCTTATACAACTCTGCTCTTGCCATTTGGACTTCGTGGTCCGATTCTGCTCTCATTGCTAAATCTGCTAAATCTTCATTTACCTTTTTCATTGTTTACCTCTTGATGGCTTTCCCGCCCATTAAATTATTATTTACGTCTAGTGCATTTTTTGCTGTGCCGTCTGAGTTTTTCTTTTGTGGTGCTTGTGGTGCACCATAACGTCCACGCTTTTTAGGCTTATGTTTAGCAATTACTGGGTTAGCAACTGTAGCAATATTTCCTGCACTAGTAGCACCTGCTGTTGCAGTTTCGCCTAGCTCTGCTTTTTTTCGCATAAGCTCTTTACGTTTCTTATTGATCTCAGCGGCAGTTTCTTTATCCATAGATTTTGACTTACGGATACTTCTTTCGAGATCATCAAGATCACGAATGTGTCTTAAAACTTTAGACAATGCTGATTCTGTTATATCTCTTATATGCATACTACTATTTAGCCTTTTTTACGTCCGCTCTTCATATTTGCACACCAGTGATACATTTTAGCCTTTTCACCACTTGCATTTTTTGCTTGCTTACGTAACTTAGTTACACTTCCTTTACAACTTGCACCTGCTCTTTTGACACGCCCTGGTCTGCTTTTGCCTTTTTTCTTACCATCAGCAAAGTTTTCTATTACAATCTCAGCGGCTCTCATCTAGGGTGTCCAATTGCGTCCAGTGCCTGATCTACATACTCGTAATTCTTATAGTCTGGTATTTCTCCACGATATGGAGAGTTATCACCGGCATTCAAGGTCTGGCCCCATGATCTTAACGTAGACTTTAAACTAGCATACTTACCTTTCATTGCGTTTGCCGCTTTAATATAAGCATTAAGAATCTTTTTATCTAGTGGCTTACCTGCTTTTTCCCACTTTGCTCTGTTTTCTAGATTCTTTTTATGGGCTTTAAAAATTGTGCCTTTTTTATATGCGGGATCTTTTTGATCGTACTTAACGTCGCGTACTTTTTCGCCTTTGTAATACATAGACCAGTCTGGAACATCCTGACCATTACCAGCATAAATCTTTGCTATTTTAGATTTACTATCCTTAATAAAGTTGTCTAGGCTGCCTGCCTTTTGTATATCATCCATACTAACTGGAACTGTTTTACCATCGGCTAGTTTGATTTCAATCTGACTTTTAACTTGATCCACAGATATTTTTGACAAGTCTTGCTTGCCGCCAACGTCTTTTTGCACCATAGTGGATGTCTGCTTGTTAGGCAATGGATTAGTGTTTGCATCCTGACCAAATGCTTTTGATACAGGAGTCAGTGCCATTAGTCCTGCTAATGCTCCTGCCCCAATATCCTTAGCAGATATTTCATTTATATGTGAAGTTAAATCAATGCCTGTATTTTTCTTAATATCTTGAACAATCATTGGCCAATCTTCTTTTGACAGTCTTCTGCCTAATTTTAAAAGTGTGCTTAAAAGTTTAGGATATTTTTTATACACGTTCATGTTAAAAGTAATTTTAACTGCATCATAAAAATAAGGATCTATTTCATTAGTTTCATAAGCCT